AATGAGAGTTAAAGTGCTACACCCCGGAATCCCCAGGGTGTATGTACTTTATGAGGGGGGAGATAGTGAGTGTTAATCAACTATCTAAACGTAGTATAACGAATAAATGTGTCTAAACTATGTGTAATTTCTAAAAGAAAACAAAAAAATATTAATATAGTCTTAAGGTGGGAATGCACAGAAGCAACAGAACATATCCGGAATATTCTGGAAATATAGTCAGTGTCAGAAAGTTCTTTTCTGACACGTAGGTTCGAATTAAACATTTCTTAAAAATATCGCTGTTCCAAAGAAAGGCTTAAAATCAATAAAAACTCTGAAAAACCTTGATTTTAAGCCATTTTTTGAGTGTTTAATTAGTCAGAATGGAGCGACTTGAAATGTAGTTAATTAGGTTCCGTTAGTAACACATTAGTAACAAACTTCTATCTTTTCAATTTCATTCCGAAGATCGTTAATAGTACGGTGACCATATTTTGCATTTGTAATATCATTACCAAAGCTATGCCCCATCATTCTCTTGCGGTCATTTTCGTTTACGCCGTATTTTTCGCAAAGCGCCGAAAATGTGTGTCGGCAGTCGTGAGGGGTGTGCTTTTCAATTCCTAATTCCGACAATTTATTTGACATGTCTTTTAAAAAGCTGCTGTACGTATTCGGGAATATGCCGTTTGCTTTTAGCCTGCGTTTGACAAGAGGCAATATGGCGGAGTGTATTGGGACAATGCGGTCCTTACTGGCTTTCGTTTTTATACCACCCTTAAAATATGTATCTTTTAGGTTTATCTCCAAGTTTTTATATGCGCGGATCCGGAATCCGGAATAACACATAATCAAGATAAACTCTACAATCTCGTCGTCTTTGCGATCCCATAGGATTTTAAGATCGTTGTCGGTAAATGGCACACCCACCTCGTCGTCATCCTCTTTATTGATTTTAATATGCGCAGAGTAGTCTTTGTCACATAACTCGTAGATATCTGCATAAGCATACATTTGCCTAAACAGATGTACGATCAACTCCAAAGAGGAGTGTTTTAGAGGGCAGTTATCTACGACAGATTGCAGATCATCATGTCTCAGATCTCTAAAAGGGCGATCGTGGAGTGCTTTGGCATTTTTAAAGGCTGCCTGAATTGATAGCTTACTTGATTCAGATAATTTCTTACCTTTTGCGTTTTCGAATTTGTACTTCCAAAACTCATCGTACACTTCTGCAAAAGTCTTTTCCGGTTCTTTATTCTCCGCAACAATCCCTTGTGCTTTGTTATAGTCTGCGAGTAAGCGCTGCGTGATGATTTCAAGGCTTTTTTGATCGCTAGGCAAGTCTATATCCCTTTCATCCCCTTTCGTGTATGTGCCGGCTTTATATGATGTTAAGATGATAAATCCTTTCATCCAGTCGTCCACATAACAGAGGGCTTTTGGAGTAATCGGGACTCCCTCATCCGTGTAGTCGGTAACCGGTGGATGCACGGCATAAGGATTGCGGCGGTTCTTGCCGAGGTACTTAATTGAGCCATATCCGTTTGGCAATTTGGGGTGTTTCTTTCTCTTTGGCATAGATTCATCTCCTTTTTGGTATAAAAATAACAGCTAACAAAAAGAATGCATGTTCTGATTGTTAAACTGTTTCGAAGATGATACAATATATTTGCAATTATGTCGTACATCTTCGGGTGTATATTAAGCCGTTCCTGTTGGCGCAGGGGCGGTTTTTTACTGTTCTAAAGATAATATTTCCTGTGTTTGTCGATATTC